ACAAGGCAGTCATCCTTCGGATGCGTGGGCAGTACGTCCAGTACGATCCGAGAGAGTGGTCGAACCAATACGATGTCTCAGTGAATGTGGGTCTTGGGACAGGCAACATCGAGCAAAAGATGGCTATGCTTTCAATGGTTCTCTCAAAACAAGAGCAAATGCTCCAGATGCTGGGGCCAAACAATCCTTTAGTGTCGCTCTCGCAATATCGTGCAACGCTCGGAAAACTGGTTGAAGCGGCAGGGTTTGCGGATTCTGCTGAGTTCTTCAAGCCAGTCACGCAAGAGGTCGATCAAGCCCTTGCGCAACCTCAGCAACAAGGACCAGATCCTGCGGTTCAGATGATGATGGCGCAGGCTCAAGCAGACATTGAGATCAAGCGTCAGAAAGCAATGGCAGACATTCAGCTTGCAAGAGAGAAGGCCATAGCCGAGCTAGAGCTTAAGAAGATGGAGTTCGAGGCCGAGGCTCAGATGAAGGCAATGAAGGTCGGCGCGGGTATTACTTCCAACATCGAGATACCAGGGTAAATCATGGCAATTCCATCAGCAGTCTATACCTCAGCCTGGGCGAGTTATACACCTTCGCAGAAGATCGCTGCCTTTAATGCGGCAGGAACGACTATCGAGGAACTTGTAGGCGCTGGGGTTCCACAGTCAGACATTACATGGATGCTGTCTAATGGGTTCAGCCCTCCGCAACCTGTACAGCAAGAGCCTGTCTACACGCAGCCAGAACCTGTCTATGTACAGCCAGAGCCTGTTAATCAGGAGCAAGAGAGCGAACAAGTTGTGTATACACAACCCGTATACACACCTCCTCCTGCCGCTCCGACTTACAACGTATTTGGTTTGTCTTGGAACTCTGGTGCGAGCCTTGCGACTAAGCAGGGATACATTCAGTCATTACTTTCCGCAGGTATTACGCCAGATCAAATAAAGGCCAGGATTACTGAGTTAGACCCAACTAACGCAACACAAGCAAACTTTGATCTGCTTGGCATACCGACTCCAACTCCAACTCCAACACCAACCCCGACTCCAACTCCGACCCCTACGCCTACATTTACACCAACTGCAACCGTACAGCAGCCAACAACGACGATTGTTGAGCAACCAAGAAACACATCACAAGACGCTGTAACGCTGATGGCAGCGCAGTTAGGTTTAGGACTTCCTGCTGAATGGCCTTATTACACCGCACAAGATAAGGTTAACTGGTTTAACGCCAACAAGATTACCGAGCAGACGCTTAAGGACTACAAGGTTCCTCAAGCAGATATTGATTACGCTAAACAACTAGGCCTCGGCACAACTACCGCTCCTGCTCCATCTTGGCAGCTTCCAACGGGTATGACGCTTCCTTCTGGCTGGTCTACCTTCACGGGCCAACAAAAGGTTGATTGGTACAACCAGAACAAAGTCACAGCAGATATGCTGCGAGCAATGGGTGTTCCTGAGACGGACGTACAGGGCGCGATTACGTTGGGGCTTGGTTCAGTACCGACAACAACACCAAAACCAACGACACCAACAACGCCAACAACGCCAACTTTCAGGCCAGAAGATTTTTTGCCGCCTGCCTACAATCTTCCTGCGACTAACTTTGTGCCGTTTGCTACTGGCGGTGGACAGACAAGCCTTGCTGCCCCTACTACGGGTTTCTTTTACAAGACAACGCCAACACCTGAAGTTCCATTCCAGTTTCAATCTGGCGCAGCGGGATACACAAACCTGCGCCCTATGACCCTAGAGTTTGGTGTTCCTGCAAACGTATCTCAGGTACAACAGTTTCAGCCTGGGCCGTTTAACCGCTCAGGTCTTATCGCTAACTACGATTGGGCTAAGACTGACGCTCAGTTGGCCCAACAAGCAGCGCAGCAGGCGCAACAAGCGGCAGACGATGCAGCGCAGCAAACAGGTAGCGCAAAGGGCGGCAAGGTTAAGTCTCTGCTTGGACCCAACCCAAGTAACGATGACGATGGTTTTGGTGCGCTCCAGTACGGAGAATTTGTCATCAGAAAGAAGGCTGTCAACAAGTACGGCGAAGATTTCCTAGAAGCCTTGAACGAGTCAAGGATTTCTAAAGAGAAAGTGAAGAGCCTGTTATGACGCAACGATGGGAACGAGCCAAGGCATTACTGGGCGATGAGTTTTTGCAAGAAGTCTTTGCTGAGTTGGAAAAAGACAACATCGAGCGTATTATCCGAAGCAATCCTGATGAGATTGACCAACGCGAAGAGGCTTACAGCTCGATTCGCGCAGTCAACCAGGTAAAAGCCCGTTTGGAGGCTATTGCCGCCGAAGGCGAGATGGTCAAGAAACGGTTTCGTATATTTTGAATTGAGGTTAGTTTATGGATAGCAGCAACCCGCAAGGGACTAGCTTGACGGTGGGACAGGCAGCAAATGCGTTTCTAGGGATGATGGATGGTGGCGAACCTCCGCAGGAGCAAGTTCAAGACCAGACAGACGAGCAAGAACTTGTTGCCAGTGAATCTGAGTCCGAGGAGTCTGGAGAGGAAGTTCAAGAGGAGGAACAGCGTTTTATCGTCAAAGCAGCAGGCGAAGAACGCGAGGTGACCCTCCAAGAACTGATCGAAGGCTACCAAAAGGGTACGGATTACCACAAAAAGACTAATCAGCTTGCCGAGCAGCGGAAGGCAGTAGAGGCAGAAAAGACCGCAATCGAGCAAGCAAAGCAGGCGAGAGATGCGTACTCGCAGCGTTTGCAGGCAATGGATAACTTCCTGAGCCAACAAATGCGTGGCGAGGATATTGAGAGCTTGAAGGAAACCGATCCCATTGCTTACGCAGTGAAGGTCGCAGAACGAACCCAGCAGGAAAAGCAGGTCCAGCAGATTCGTGCAGAGCAGCAACGCATTGCCAGAGAGCAACAGGCAGAGCGCGAGGCACACCTGGAGAAGCATCTTGTTGAGGAGGCTAAGAGGGTTGCAGAAGCAATTCCTGACTATGCCCATCCTGAGAAGGGTGAGAAGGTTCGGTCTGAACTTCGTAGCTTTGCAAAGTCAATCGGGTATTCAGATACCGAGTTGGCTAACGCGACAGACTCTCGTGCTGTATTGACGTTGTGGATGGCAAGCCAGTACCAGAAGTTGCAGAAGGCAAAGCCTGGTGTAACCAAGAAGGTTACCGAGGCTCCCAAGATGCTAAGGGCTGGGAACGCAACAGGTAAGACCATAGCCACAGAGGCTGCAAAACAGGACTTTGCGCGGCTAAAGAAGACGGGATCTCGTCAAGATGCTGCCAGAGTGTTTGAACGATTTTTATGATTTAGGAGATTAAGATGTCTGTCCCTTCAGGTACATACCAAACCTTCACGGCTGTCGGTCAGCGTGAGGACTTGACTGATGTTATCTACAACATCAGCCCCACAGAAACCCCTATCCTTTCGTCGCTTGCTCGCACGAAGGCAACCGCTGTTTACCACGAGTGGCAGACGGATACCCTCGCAGCAGCAACCACCAACAACGCACAGGTTGAAGGTGACGATGCTACGGCTGCAACGCTTTCTCCCACAACCCGTCTCGGTAACTATACCCAGATCGTTGCTAAGACGATCCAGGTTTCCGGCACGATGATGGCTGTTGATCTTGCAGGTCGCCGCGCAGAGAAGGCTTACCAGCTCTCGAAGGCTTCGCAGGAACTCAAGCGTGACCAAGAGACGATTATTTCTGCTAACCAGGGCCGTTCTGCCGGTGGCGCATCGACCGCTCGCAAGATGGGTTCGTTGCTTTCTTGGCTCAAGACCAACTCGAACTACAACACCTCGGACGGTGCTAACCCCACCACCATCGGTGTTTCGACCCGTTCGGACGGTACGACCCGTACCTTTACCGAGGCAATCCTTAAGGATGGCGTTCAGCAGGTTTACACCTCTGGCGGCAGCCCCAAGATCCTCGTTGTTGGTCCTGCACTGAAGCAGACTGTATCTACCTTTGCTGGTATCGCAGCACAGCGTTACATGGCTCCTTCGGATGCTCCTACGACCATCATCGGCGCGGCTGACGTTTATCTCAGCGACTTTGGTTCGATCTCTGTTGTACCAGATCGTTTCATTCGTAGCCGTGATGCGTTCATCCTTGACCCTGAGTACGCAGCGATTGGTTACCTCCGTCCGTTCCAGACGAACGAACTTGCAAAAACTGGTGACTCTGAAAAGACCCAGATCCTTGCTGAGTTCACGATGGAAATGCGTAACGAAGCAGCTCACGGTATCCTCGCGGATCTGAAGTCTGCCTAAGTTATAAACTGTGGTAAAAAGAAGGGAGGCGTAACAACCTCCCTTTTTTTATGAGCACAAAGACAACATTTCACGCTACCGACGATCAGTTTGTGTTCCAGAGAACACAAGAGATAACTGACATCGTCGAGCAGAACAAAGCCCTGTACAACGCGACAGACGAGCGTGAGCGATGGGGTGAATGGACACGCTACGCACAACTTCCCTTTGTTGTGATTGATGACCTAAACGCCAAGGGCATCATGCGTGGGTTTGCGGTGATTGACGAGAAAAGATTCAGGGCGTGGATGAACGACCCAGAAAACAGACACTTCAGGACGAGGCCAGGAAAAGTATGAAAGTAGCTCTATGCGTCCCATGCAGGGACACGATGATGACCGGCACATCTTTTGACATGGCTCGATTGGCTGCTTATGACGGTGCTAATCGGGTCGGCAAACACGGTGGCGCTTTATTGCTCTACACAGCGCCAGGCACGCTGATCTTCTCTCAACGCGAGTCTCTAGCGAAAGAAGCGCTGGCAGACGGTGCTGAGTACATTCTCTGGGTTGACTCAGACATGAGATTCCCCAAGAACACCCTGGAGCGTCTGTTAGCTCATGGCAAACAGATCGTTGGGGTTAACGCAGTCACGAGACGAAAGCCCGTTTTACCTACGGCGATTAACTTCCATCAAGACAAAGAGATCTTCGAGAAGATTGAGAGCAGAGGCAAGAAGGGTATCGAGGCTGTCACTGCTGTAGGTTTTGGGGTTGTGCTAACCCATAAATCTGTGTTTGAGGCTATGCCCCAACCTTGGTTTGATGTAGTATGGGGGGCGGGTGGTCTAATTGGCGAAGATGTGCATTTCTGCGTAAAAGCCCTAGATCACGGTATTCAGACGTTCGTGGATCACGAATTGAGTCTTGAGATAGGACACATCGGGACGTACGAATATCGATGGAGCGATGTCGAATATGGCCCTAAGCACTTACAGCGAACTGCAAACGACGATAGCTAATTATCTCAGTAGAGATGATCTTACTACCGCGATCCCTGACTTCATCCAACTCGCGGAAATACGCCTACGCAGAGATCTACGCCTGCGACAGATGCTTACCCAGACATCAATCACGGCAACTGGTGGCGGCGCAACAATTAACCTCCCTACTGACTTCCTGCAGGCAAGGGATGTGTACGTTGATTCTGATCCCGACTTCCCGATCACGTTCGCAACGCCGAGTATTTTCATCAGGAACGGCAGGACGAACGAGAGTGGTGTACCGGCTTTCTACACGATCCTCGGTTCGACCATTCAGCTTGCGCCAATTCCTGACAGCAATTACACGATTAAGATCCTCTACTACGCAGCGCCTGCTTTTCTCTCGACTTCCAACACAACAAACCTCTTCCTAACGACTTGCCCTGATGCGCTTTTGTACGGCGCTTTAGGAGAGGCTGAACCTTATCTCATGAATGACCCTCGGTTGCAAACCTGGGGTGCTTTGTATGACCGTGCGATCACTGCGCTTACGAGATCCGACGAGGAGAGCCAGTATTCGGGCGTTCCTCTTGCGATGGCGCTTGCTAAACGATGAGAGTCAACTTTGGTGAGTGGTTACCCGATCAGCCAGGCGTGGCTGGTGCGCTTGTGGATGCTAAGAACGTCATTCCGCAACAGGTAGGATACGGACCGCTTCCTGCTCCTGCTGAGTGGTCTAACGCAGCATCAGAAACGCTTAACTCGGTTGTTGCTGCTGCTGCACCTAGTGAAGCAGTTACGGTCTTTGCTGGCGGCGATACGAAGTTGTTTAAGCTCGGTACGAACTTAGCTTTGTCTGACGTATCAAAGTCTGGTGGTTATACAACCCCATCGGATCAGAAGTGGCGGTTTACCCAATTCGGCAACCGAGTGATTGCAGCTAACGGTGGTGACAGGCTCCAGGGCTACCTCATGGGCTCATCGACGCTCTTTGCAGACCTTGGTGCTGCTGCGCCTAAGTCTCGGTACGTCACTACGGTCAGGGACTTTGTGGTTGCAGGCTTTAACAATGGGGCAACGATCTACCCTAACCGCGTCGAATGGTGCGCGTTGGGCGACGAAACCGATTGGACCCCATCCGCTCTCACACAGTCTGACTACCAGGACATTCCTGACGGTGGGCATGTGAAGGGATTGACGGGTGGTGAGTACGGTCTTGTGTACATGGATCGTGCGGTTGTCCGTATGTCTTACGTTGGAAGCCCTCTCGTGTTCCAGTTCGACACGATCTCTAGGGGCTTGGGTTGTATGGAGCCCAACTCGATCATCCAGTATGGCGGCATGTCGTTCTTTTTGTCTGATGATGGGTTTTATCGCTGCAATGGTCAGGCAGTCGAGTCTATTTCTGTCGAGAAGGTAGACAGGTGGTTCTTCAACAACGTAGATATATCGCAGTTATCTACGATGAGTGCGGCGATTGACCCGCTTAAAAACCTTGTTATCTGGTGCTTTAAGACGACAAGTCAGTCAACCAACGTCCTGATCTACAACTTCAACCTTAACAAGTGGTCTTATGGTGAGGTGAATGTAGACACGATCTCATCTTCGACTGCTATCACAACAACCTCTTCGTCTGGCCTGACCTTAGAGCAATTAGACGCTTACGGAAGCATTGATTCGCTTCCTGCAAGCCTTGATTCCTTTGGGTATACGGTCACATCCAACCTGCTTACGGGTACGCTAGGCGCGAAGATTGTGGCTTTCTCTGGGTCGGCATTAACGGCAAACATCATTACACCTGATTTGTCGCTCAACGATACACCTAGCGTAGTGACGCTAGTAAGACCCGTGATTGATACGGGATCGTGCTCAGTGCAAATCTCGTCGAGAAAGCGTTTGGGCCAGGTTGCTCAGTTTACGGGTTCGAGCTACACGGCAAACGATGACAACCGCATTGGTTTGCGTTCTTCTGGAACCTACCATCGGTTGCAGGTAAGACCTTCTGGGGTCTGGACTTCTGCGGTTGGAATAGATGTCACGGTTGTACCGCAGGGGCTGAGATGATCTTCCGTACGCTGCCTCCGTTTGGTGGCGATGCGAGAGCGGTTGCCGAGATCGTCCGTAACATCATGGACGGTAAGACCAACAACACGGGAACGGTGACGCTTAATACCGGAAATGCCACCACAACCACGATTACAGACGCGAGAATAGGGGTAGAAAGCAAGATCATCCTCGTTCCTTACTCTGCTAATGCCTACGCAGATGCGGTCCCTTATGGATCGTTTTACGACCTTACAGACCAATCCGCTGCGAGTACGACAACAGCCTATGCTATTACGTTTTCCAACACCGACCTGTCTAACAACGTCTACCTGTCGAACTCATCGAGGATCAATGTAAGGGCTGCGGGTAAGTACAACTTCCAGTTCTCAATTCAGTTCGCGAACGATGACTCGCAGATACAGGACGTAGATGTCTGGGTAAGAAAAAACGGCACAGACGTTGCCGACAGTAACTCTAAGTTTTCGATTGACTCAAAACACGGGTCGGTCAAAGGCCACATCATTGCTGCGCTTAACATCTTTTTGGACCTTGCGGCTAATGACTACATTGAGCTTATGTGGGCTACAACATCAACGCTTGCCATCATCGAGCACATCCCCACTCAAACGAGTCCGACGAGACCTGCGACTCCTTCTGTGATTGCCACGATGCAGTTTGTTGGGGGGTTTTCTAACGGTGGGGTGTATATCTCTTCGGTTACGAATGGCTCCGCGACGATTACGCATTTTCCTAATACTACCTCCGATAAGACGTACGGTTATGTGGTGGTTGGATGAATGTTCAATACGTTAAGCCGGAGAATCTTCGCAAGATCTGGCCGTTCGTTAGGCAGGGATTGGAAGTCATTCTCAGAAAGAGTCCAGAAGCATGGATACCCGAAGACATTTACGCGGACTGTTTTGCAGGGCGATCACTTCTTTGGGTCTTTGTTGAGGATACTTATCCTTGCGGCTTTGTTGTTTTGCAGCCTATCGGCGATAATTTGCATATTTGGTGCGCTTATGGCAAGGGAGATTTTGATGCAGGCATGGATCATGTTCTCCGCATTGCGAGAGAAGGTGGCGCAAGGACTATCAGCTTTGATTCGTGGCGTAAAGGCTGGGATCGCAAAGCTCAAGCGTTGGGTTTCAGGCCCAGGAAATGGGTAAGAGAGGTTTAATATGGCTGGCGGGTCAACAAACACAGTAACCAGGACGGAATTAGATCCGTCTATGCAGCCGTACGTTCAGTACGGTCTATCTGAGGCTCAACGTCTATACGCAACTGGAGGCCCACAAGCCTACACAGGGCAGACGTACGTTGGACCATCGCAACAGACTCAGGCAGCAATGTCTGCGATGCAGACAAGGGCGATGCAAGGCAATCCGCTTGTACCTTTAGCCCAACAACAACTTGCAGGCCAGATAGGCGGCGCTCAGGCTACAGCTTTACAAGGTCAATTTAACCCGTTGTTGCAAAGCACAATCACAGGTAGTTACCTCAACCCGAATCCTTACCTCACGCAAGCCTTGCAACCAGGGTTTTCTCAAGCAACGCAGTCTTATCAAGACGCAATCAACCAGATGAGGTCTAAAGCGTCTGCTTCTGGTCGCTACGGGATGAACGAGGCTCTGATGTCTCAAGAGGCTCGCGCTCAGGGCGCGTTAGCAAATGCGCTAACTTCTCAGGCGGGTCAGCTTGCTTACCAGAACTATGCAGACGAGCGAGCAAGGCAACAGTCTGCGCTTGGCCTCAGTGCAAACCTTTACGAGCAAGAGAAGGCTAGACAACAGGCAGCTATCGGTGCTGCGCCAGGCCTTGCTGCTCAGGACTACACGGACATTGCACAACTTGCTCAGGTTGGTCAGACAGCAGAGCAATACCAGCAGGCTGCTCTTGCGGATGCCATTCAGAAGTTCAACTACCAACAACAACAACCTTACGCGAACCTACAGTCGTTCTTGTCAAGTGCTTATGGATCGCCTGCTGGTATGCAGACTATCCAACCAACCTACTCTAATCCGCTAGCTGGCGTTCTTGGCGCGGCATTGGCAGGAAAGGCGTTGTTAGCATGAGCGGTGCGGAGCCGATTATTGCCGCTGAGGTTATTGGTTCTGCTGCGGCGGCAGAGGGCGCTGCTGCGGCTGCGGCTGCTGCAACTGCTGCTGAGGCGGCGGCTGCTGCTAGTGCGGCACAAACAGCGGCAACAGCAACGGGAGCGGCAAATCCGTTCTTATCTGCTGCCTATGGCTCCTTGCCTGGTATGACTGCCGGATCTCAACAGGCCGCGATGTTAGCTGCACAGACGGGAGAGTTTGGCCTTCCTGGTCTGATGTCTACAGGCGGTTCTGCAACGTACTCAGGTGCAGGCGGTCCACTTGCTAAGGCTTTGTTTTCTTCTGGTACGCCTACGGCATCGAGAATGGGCCTGCAAGGGGTAAGTATGTTGCAACAGTCTCAGCCAAGACCTATGGGGCAGGCTCCAGGCATAAAGAGAGGTCAGGCTTTGCAGGCTCCAGATATTGCATCGTATTTACCTCAACCTATCCAACGCAAACGCTTATCGTTGCTATGAGGGCATGATGGACGAGTATTTACAAAGATTGTTTGGTTCAGGACCGTCCTACATGGGGCAACTCATGGGAGCGGATGAGGCTGAGAGGTTACGTAGAGAGGCGCAAAACCAAGGCTTGTTGGGTGCTGGTATCGGGCTTCTCATGGCTTCTGGACCGTCCGCACAAAGACAGAACATAGGCCAGATCATCGGGCAGGGTCTTATGACAGGCCAGCAAGCCTATCGCGGTGCTGTGCAGCAAGCGGTGCAGGATAAGATAATTGGCACACAACTTCAAGAAGCAGAAAGAAAGAGACAGCAGCAAGAGGCTTTGCGTACCGGATTGCCAAATCTTGTTATACCTGGACAAGCAGGGCAGCCTCCGGCGATCAATCAACAAATTGCTTCTCAACTATCAGCAATTTTACCTCCTGCTGATTTTGAGAAGCTGATGAGCGGGATTCAGAAACAGTTTGAGCTGTCACAAGGAAAAACCGGAAAGGTAAGCGTTCAGTCGATATTTGACCCAACTACAGGAAGAGAGCGTAAAGTTGCGGTTGACGAGTCAGGTAATGTAATACGTGAACTTGGAGGCGTAAAAGCAGAAGATGTGAAGCCACCAAGAGCGCCTGGCATCATGGATCTTGCTTTTGCACAAGCTGGCATCAAGCCAGAAACACCTCTTGTTGATATACCTCAAGAGCAACTCAATAAGGTTGTTTCTGCTTATAAGCAATTGGCAACTAAGCCAGAAGTTATTGTGAACATGGGCGAGGGCCAGAAAGGTTTTGAGAACGAGATGAAACTCTCGTCTGGGTTCAAAAACGAACCTGTTTACAAAGCCTTCCAAGAAGTGAAATCTGCTTACGGTCAGATCACAAAAGCTATTGACCTAAGATCTCCCGCTGGTGACTTGGCGGCTGCTACTAAGATTATGAAACTTCTTGATCCTGGTTCTGTTGTGCGCGAATCAGAACTCGGTATGGCGATGCAGGCAACTGGCTTAATGGATCGCATTACAGGCTATGCTGATAATGTCATTAAGGGAACCAAGCTAACCGAGCAGCAGCGCGTTGATTTCAGAAAGTTGGCTGATGCCTTGTATGGCGATGCAGCAGGTTCTTACAACAACAAGTTAGGTGAGTATCAAGAATTAGGCAGGGGCTACAACCTTAATACACGCACGTTAGGTGCTCCGATTGATATGCCTGCTCCTAAGCTTGCTCCATCAACAACTCCATCAGCAGCGCCAACAGATTTGAGATCCGCTGCCGCAGAAGAATTGCGTAAGAGACGAGAAGCAGAAAAAGCGAAGGGTCGATAATGGACTTAAGCAAACTTTCTGACAAAGACCTAGAGGCTATCGCTTCTGGCGATATGTCTAAGGTATCAACTTCTGGACTTCGTTACATTGCAAACTACGACAAGGTTGAGGCGGCAAAAAAACCAATTCGTGAAATGTTGCAAATGAGCCAAGCGCCAGCGGAACCTCCGTCTCCTGGTGGAATTGCAAGGCAGCTTGGTTTAACGGCAAGAGCGGCTATAAGTGGATTAACTTCGCTGCCAACGATGGTTGCCGACCCAATTACGGGTCTTATGAATATAGCCGCTGGGAAACAGGTAGCGGCTCCTCCAAGTCAAACTGTACAAACGCTTTTAGATCAATTATTCCCAAAGCCTGAAACATCAAGAGAGCGCGTTGCACAGGATGTTGCTTCTGCATTATCTGGCACAGGCGCTGCAGCAAAAGGCGCGGAAGTTGTTAGCCGAGTAGCGAAAAGCCCTACTGTTCAGCGAGTCGCTTCTATATTGGCAAGAGACCCAAGGGCGCAGGCGGCTGCGGCGATAGGTGGGTCTACAGCAGCCGGTGCTGCTAGAGAGGAAGGCGCTGGTCCGCTAACTCAACTTGGTGCAGGCATGATTGGTTCCATAACTCCGGCCGGAGCGCCAGGCGCAGCAAAGAGCGCCGCTCAGGTTGGCAGAGCAATCGTTCAGCCATTTACGCAAGAAGGTCGAGAAGTCATCATCGGAAATGTTTTAAGAAGGTCTGCAACGCTTCCTGATGAAGCGGCTGTTCGTATGCAAGCCGCTCCTGAATTTATACCTGGCTCTGCTCCGACAATGGCTGAAGCGGCTAGAGACCCTGGGTTGCTCGCCTTGCAAGGTCCGGTTTCAAAAATCTTTGACCCGCAAAACCTTATTGGCGAAAGGATGTCTCAGCAAAACCTCGCAAGAATGAGAGAGTTTGAGCGCCTCGCTGGAACGCCAGAAACGCTTGAGGCCGCAAGGACTGCAAGAGGTGCTGTTACTGCGCCTATGCGGGAAGAAGCGTTTTTAGCGCAGGCTCAATTTGGACCGCTTTCTTCTGATGCTTTGAACCCTATTAGGACCGCAATCGCAGAAATCATTCGCGGAGAAACCGGCGGGTCTAAACCTGTCAGGGACACGATGAAATTTGTACAGGGCTTAATACGCGATGTCGAAGAGGGAGGTCCGCTTACACCTCAAAGACTTTACGGCATCCGTAAAGACATCCGCATGGCTCAGGAAGGGTTGTTTGATAAGGATGACTTTAGGGCTAGGCTTGCAGCTCAAGAGTTGTCTCAGATCAGGTCTGTTCTCGATAATGTTATTGAGTCAGCGGCTCCTGGCTTTAAATCGTACGTTTCTGAATACAGGCAGATGTCTCAGCCGGTATCTCAAATGGAGTTGATGCAAGACATCGGTAGAAGATCGACTGTTGCTGCTCCGGATATTACGGCAGGCGTGACTTCTGTTCCTATATTCAGTCAGGCCAAGCTAAGAAATCAGCTTACGGCAAGGGCTGATGAGATAAATCGCACCTTGACCGAAGAGCAGCAAACGATGCTCAATAACTTGATGAATGATCTTAATAGAACCGCATCGTTAACATCTGCGGTTGCGAGAAGGCCTGGTTCTGACACGTTCAAAAACTTTTCTACAGCAAACTTGATCGGGTCTATGTTTTCGGATGTTTTGGCGGGTACAACGACAGTTAAATCATTGTCCAGGCCGTTAGACTTTCTTTACAAATTGCCTGACCAGCAAATTGCAGACCTTATGGTCGAAGCCATGCTAGATCCGAAATTGGCTTCGCTAATGATGCAAAAAGCCTCTAAAATGACGGTTGAGCCTGTTTCTAAGGCATTACGGAAAAAAGCTGAGGATCTAGGCTTTGCGCCGTTGATTTCAGGGATGCAAGCGGAGTAATCATGGCAAAGACAAAGATTTCCGAGTTCTCCTCAACTCCAGGCAACAACACCGATATTGATGGCATCGATATTGCTGAGGGATGCGCTCCTAGTAACATCAACAACGCGATTCGTGAGCTTATGTCGCAGCTCAAGAATCAACAGGCAGGCTTAGATGGCGACTCGTTTACCTCTTCTGATGTCTTAACGGTTCAGGGTGTAACGGCTAACGCAGGTCGCGTTCGTCTCGGAGAGGATGCAGACAACGGTTCTAACTACGTTGAATTACGCGCTGCCGCTTCTATCTCCACCAACACAACCTTTGTACTTCCCTCTGCCGATGGTGCTGCCAACACCCTACTAGGCACAGACGGGTCCGGAAACCTTTCTTTCTCGTCCGTTACGGGTACGGGTAATGTTGTTCGCGCAACATCTCCAACACTAACGACACCTGATCTCGGTACACCTTCTGCGGTAACCCTGACAAACGCCACGGGCCTTCCTATTATCGCGGGAACGACAGGAACCCTGACAGTCGCTCGCGGTGGAACGGGTGCAACGGATGCTGCTACTGCGAGAACTAACTTAGGCGTTACTGAGACAGGCCAAGATACAACGTATGCCTTTAGGTCTAACAACCTCTCTGATCTTTCTTCGGCATCGACTGCTCGCACGAATCTAGGTTTAGGCACGATTGCCACACAGTCCGCTGCTAGCGTATCCATTACTGGCGGTTCAATTACAGGCATTACCGATCTTGCCGTGGCAGACGGTGGGACCGGAGCTTCTTCTGCGCTGGATGCTCGCACCAACTTAGGTGTAACCGCGACAGGCCAGGATACAACCTACGCTTACAGGGCTAACAATCTCTCTGACCTATCGTCAGCCTCGACCGCAAGAACGAACCTCGGTCTTGGGTCTATAGCTACACAAGCGGCTAACTCGGTTTCTATCTCTGGTGGCTCGATCACAGGGATTACAGACCTGGCCGTTGCAGACGGTGGCACAGGCGCTTCTACAGCAAGTGATGCTCGCACCAATCTAGGCGTTCCTTCTAACACGGGTTCTGGCGCTACTGGAACCTGGAACATCGACATTCTTGGTTCTGCCAATAGTGCGACAAGTGCAACATCGGCAACAACCGCAACCAATCTTGCAGGCGGCGCTGCCAATCGTCTTGCGGTACAGACCGCATCTAATACAACAGGCTTTGTAACCGCTCCATCCTCGTCAGGAACTTACTTATCCTGGAATGGGACCGCACTAACCTGGGCGACTCCAGCTGGAACAGGTGACGTTGTAGGACCGTCTGGAGCGACCGCTAATCAAATCGTTTTGTTTGATGGTAGTACGGGCAAGTTAGTAAAGGCGGCAGGCACTACGGGCGTTCTGAAGGCTGCTAGCGGCGTTATCTCTGCGGCAGTGTCCGGTACTGACTTCGCTCCACCAACATCAGGCACAGGCATCCTAAAAGGCGACAATGCAGGTGGCTTTTCTACCGCATCGTCTGGGATTGACTACGCTCCTGCGACAACAGGAACCTCGATCTTAAAGGCTAACGGTTCTGGTGGCTTTGCAAATGCAACTGCTGGTACGGACTATGTGCCGATCACAGGTACAGGCGCGACAGGCTCATGGAATATCAACGCGGCAACGGCGACAAGTGCAACGTCTGCAACCTCTGCGACAACCTCGACAAACCTTGCTAGCGGCGGTCCTAACCAGATCCCTTACCAAACAAGCTCAGGAACCACGAGCTTTATTGCAGGACCAACGGTTAGCTCGACTTACCTCTCTTGGAATGGAACAGGGTTTGTTTGGGCTGCTGCGTCTGGTGGTGGTGGAACGACTACCAATGCTGCAACCTTCAACAACTCAGGCTCCGGTGCTGCTTCAGGAACAACCTTCGATGGATCGGTAGCGCGAACCATTAGTTACAACACGATTGGCGCTCCATCCACAACGGGTACTAACGCTAGCGGAACCTGGTCCATATCAATTACTGGAAGTGCAGCCTCTGCAACAACGGCAACAGGCGCACAGAATGTATCTGGAGGTTCTGCTAACAAGATTGTGTACCAGACGGGTGTAGGTGCGACATCGTTTATAGATGCTCCTACGACATCATCTACTTATTTACAGTGGAATGGTTCAGCGTTTGTATGGGCATCGGCAGGAAGTGGCTCTGGGACAGTTACTTCAGTTGGCCTCACCATGCCTTCTGGCTTTACGGTTTCTAACTCTCCGGTAACGAGTTCAGGAACGCTTGCGGTTACAACAAGTCTTAACGGTATCCTCAAGGGTAATGGCTCAGGCTTTACGACAGCCACATCAGGTACGGACTACGCTCCTGCTACTAGTGGTACGTCAATCCTGTATGGAAACGGGTCTGGTGGCTTTTCTAATGTCACGATAGGAACGGGGCTATCGTTCTCTGCTGGTACGTTAAGCGCAACCGGAGGAAGTGGCACAACAACTAACGCATTAACACTCAATAACTCTGGTTCTGGTGCAGCGTCAGGAACGACATTTAACGGTTCTACAGCAGTCACGCTTTCCTACAATACGTTAGGTGCTGCTCCTGCTCCTACGGGTGCGAATACAGAGCTGTTAGCCAACAACGGTACGGGCGGGTTCAGTAACGTCACGGTAGGTTCTGGCCTTAGTTTGTCGGCTGGTACGCTGTCGGCTACAGGTGGTGGCGCAGGTGGGCCAATCCTAGAATCGCAAATTTTGATTTCGAGCAATGTCACACTTACGAGCAACACAAACGGACTGTCTGTCAGTCCTGTCACGGTCGCGGCAGGTTATGCTGTGACGGTTCCAGATGGTCAATCGTGGATGGTTTTGGGGTAACTTATGTCAAAGATCAAACTTCAGGGTAACGCTTCTGGGACAGGGACAACAACCGTCCAATCTGCCAATACCAGCAGCAACACAACCTTTACGCTTCCTGGCACAGACGGTAGTGCTAATCAGTTTCTACAAACTGATGGCTCAGGCAACCTAACCTTTGCTACAGGACTAACCTCTGGCGGTGCGTTAGGCACACCATCGTCAGGTACGCTTACAAACTGTACAGGCTTACCAGTAAGTACAGGTATATCTGGCCTTGCAGCTAACGTAGCTACCTTCCTAGCCACGCCATCGTCTGCAAACTTAGCAGCAGCGCTTACGG